CTTTCAAGGTGTTCAACCAGTTTTGACCATAAATCAGGTTCAAACTCATCAACGAACATTCCCCATGATCCAGTATCTACGGGATCTGGATCCCAGGTGCTGATTTTGACATCTGGAAAATTTTCCTCAAGGAAAGATACAACGTTTAATTGATCTTCCTCATATTTACAGTAAATCCTCAGATCATCCATTGTATGTCGGGGGATGAAATGTGCAATATTCGTTAAAGGTGATTTTCATCTCCTTATTAGTCAAACCAGCGTTCTTCGCTGCTTTTGGTAAATTCCACTTCGCTGCGAATAACATTTCCATAGATTGTCGGGTTTCGGGTCTCATAGTCGTAGCACTCCAAGATTTCGTTATAAAACCCTACAGGGTAAATTTTTGGCGGGATTTTTTTTCCGCCTTTTTTGGAATTAAAAGTCATTTTTCCCTCAGAGAGGATTTTTGTACGCTACCACGTCTTCATCGCACGTATCACGCACCAGCTCAAGGACTGACATGAATTGATCCACGGTTTCGCAATCCACGATACGCTCATCACCTTCACTAGAGATAAGACGGAAGGTGCGACCAACGGGGTCAACTACGCATCGTGTGAGGAACTCGTCTTGCATGGGGTTCGTTTGATTACCTGCATATTATAGGTCATTCGGTGGGTCGTGTCAACCTCTTATACCAAAATGACAGAACGAATCTCTCACTGTCCTCTACTTGAGTTACATAGTGGAGGAGTTGCGAATTGGAAAACACGATCAACTTACCAGTCTTTGGTTTGATATCATACTCCTCAAAGATTGTGTGACCACCAGAAAACCCCTCATTGAGATAAAGCATGGCTGCAAATACATCAGGGTTGTGGACATTATTATCATCCACATGAGGTTTCATAAAGGTTCCAACTGGCCAACGCACGACACCGACATAATCAAGGTTGATTTCATTGTCAAATGACTCGCAAAGTTTATTCACAGACGTAACAACCTTGTTCTCTAATGAAGGAACAACAACATCAATATCTCCTCCATGATAACTTGCACCATGATTTTTCCACTCAACATTAGTTAAGTAGGTATCACCACCCCGTGTAGGGTCACCATATGGGATTGGTTTTTGGTTATCCTTTGATAGTTTTATAAACTCTTCACACTCTTCAGGGGTGATGTAATTTTCTTCAATATAAATTAAATTCTTCACTTAGTGATAGTATTAGGTGGTCCTGCAAACTGAGGGTCATTATAAATTGGATTCTCAGCATCAGGTTTGTAGTTAGGATCGGGGTAATCAAAGCACTCCTCACCTTCATACTCAACAATTAGAGGATTGATATCTTTGCGCTCTGCATATACATGATAGAAGCAATTGATAGGCATTCCACCTCTTGCTTGCAGGTAGATCTTCTCATCATCCCAACGCTTGATAATTATGTCTTGGTGAGCACCTATTGGTTGCAACTGAACAGTAATACTATCCTCATGCACAAGATTCTTCCAATACTTAGGTAGAATAATTACCTTTTCATTCTTCACACGACCACGAACGTAGACTCCAACTTCAGGTCCCTCAATACATGCATAGCGAAGACGATGTTTTTCCCTTGATGGGTGCGGAATATCAAATGGTTTTGGTCTGCCATCTGCAACAACGTGTCGGGCTTCTAATCGTCCCTTTGATAGACAATCAACGGAACCAGTGACATACACATCACCATCAACGTAAAGTGCATCTGGTTTTCCCCCACTCACAATCAGTGCATGGTCAGAGCGTCCATCGGTATTAATCCGAGAGTCTCCCTCTACAAGAAGACCAAAATCAGTTCTTTGATCACCAACAATTCTTGAGTCACCATCTACGTGAAGTCCGTATTCATTTTTACCATCAGTCTCAAAGCGAACGTCACCTTTTACGAAAAGTGATTTATCATCCTTAGGTGGTTTACAATCCTTGTCATCATTGACGATGCGAGAGATCATTAATGTTGCATCTTGGTTTCCAAACTCAGATTCACCACCAAGAACTACAGGTCCCTCTGCATACATGGATCCATTGATTCTTTCATCACCCTCTTTAATTGCAGGGACGACACCAGTGCCAATCTTTAGTTGACCACCGATATTAACATCATCGAAATTCATACGTTGTCCTCGCTAAACTTGTTGCAAATGTTTTTACCACCAACTTTAGAGTCTTTTACCGCGACGGCATCAGTGACTCCACGAATGATAGAACTGTAGATATTTAAACAGGAGTTTGCACAAACTTCTATTTTACCAGTTGTTACCATTTTAGTATGACCATGCCCACAAATCAAGTTTGGAGACTCAAGTTTGATATTATTTGATGCTCTGATATCAATGTCACCCTTTGTTTCTCCCTCACCAGTAGCATGGAACTCAATACTATCAGCGTCTAAAATAATCTTGCCGTTCTCTGCTTTTAATACAATATCGCCATTATTTGATACGACAGCAAAACTAATTTTCTTAGACTTCTCATCTCTATCATCAATCTCAGGCCATTCACCACACTGAATACCAAACTTTGCTGGTGTTAAAAATGTCGAATTACCTTTTTCATCACCATCCTCGATCATATACATGCAGTGTTTTGCATCGGGTGTCTCAAGCAAAACTGCATTCGTGGTGTTTGCTTTTTGGTTGATTTTACCAAAACTGATTGCACCATGTCGATTACCATACTCAATGGCATCATAATTTTTCTTTGCTGTATTAGAATCTCTCGATCCGTAACCTGGTAATGCCATATTAGATTAATTGATCTGGAGTGTCTGGTATATCAAGTCTGGGTTCATTTGCAGTGATGTCAGTACCCTGTCTGAGGATTGCAGAAGGAGGTGTAGTGACTTCGCCAGTGATGCTCTCCTGTAGAGTATCGTAGACTCGTACAGGTTCTCCCACTGTAGCAAAGAATCCAGCAAATTTCAATCCACCCTCTATGTAGACCGCACCATAGTATGCACGACCGTTCACATAACCAGTCTGCTTGATACCTGGGAGGTTTGTAACCTGAAGTAATCCCTCCTCTGGTACATCAACTGGGTCGATGACGACCTTAAAGTTCGGACGTGCCTCAAAATTTACTCCAGTTGGAGTAGTTCCCGGAGCAGCGACCATTCTGATTGTTGGAGTTGTAGTAAAGTTTGACCCTGGATTGACAACATTTACCCTATCAATTCTACCATTGGTGTCACACTCATATGTCAGAACAGCACCATTGTTTGGTTCGATTTCAATGATATCTGAACCACAATTGTAATTGATACCTGGATTTGTAACAGTGACAGACTCAAGTTCTAATGATACAGGGAATGAACCAGTATTGGGATCTGCTGGACCTGGTGGTGGTTGCGGATATCCATTTCCAGGATCAAGCACCACAACATCAGTGACAGTTCCTTTACCACCTGTCTCTACAGGACATGGAGGTGGAATAAGTTCTGCCGAAATACCCATGGGGTTGTCATCCCAAGACTTAGACTTACCTGTGCCTCTGCTTCCATTGTAATCAATCTTTGCAGCAACAATTGTTGGATTTCTTGAGAAAGGTCCTGGAGTTTCACCTTGATTGAATAATTCAATCTCAACTGTTTTTCTTCCTACAGTTTGGTTAGTAGTAAAGATTTTTACTCCTTCGCGAACTCTAGCTATGGCAACTTCTTGTCCATCAATTCTAAGTCTAGCGACATCATCTGCCTCAATTTCAACCGTGTACTTACCTTGGCGAGGGAAATTGACACCAGTCCATTTCATATTCCACGTTGTGCCTTGGAACTCAGCAAGGTATTGAGCATCATTAGAAAATGCTGGAGTTAAAAATGGACCTAAAGATCCACCACGATACGATGCAAGTGTTGGTCCATCGTAAGTAACACCATCTTTTTTTGTACCAGAAGTAAGTGCATCTGCTCCCGTAACTACTTGAGATACAGGACGCAACTCAACAGTCTTTTCATCTTTTCCCTTTGTCTTTCGTTCTTTATTCCACACAACACCATTAATTATAATCTTACGAACAGATTCTCCAGCAACATTAACTTTGTCATCGTACCTCAATCGTATTGTGCATTTACCACTTCCAATAATTTTTTTACCATCAGGAGAGAATCTGGCATTACCACTCACGATAGAGAATCGGGCATTGGTGTCACTGCCACCACCATCTTTTAGTTTAATTTCTTTGCCATTATTTGATACATTAATTTTTTTATTGCTTTTGTTTAATTCTACATAGACGATTTCGTTTTCCGACTCTCCTGCAGTAAATGATTGTGCGACTGCCCAATCAACAGTGTGAAAGACGTTCTGTTTAAATGCTTGTTGTTCTTCAGTATCCTCATTTTTAAGTTCGACTGTGATGACATGCTTGCCTTGGTCGATGAATACCTTCTTTGTCTTGGGTGAGTTTCTAAATCCATCAAGCGATACGCCACCACTCCTACCACCATAACCATATCCCCCTCGGAGAACCTCGACACCATCAATGAGAATACGTCCACCATTATCAACGGTGCCTCTCAATCCAAAAAATCCAGGATATGGTACGTCAAGGTCCCAATTGTTAGTATAAACAACTCCACCGCCATCGGTGCTACGGGCAGCGAGTGGTGGTAAAGGAGAAATAGCGTATTTGTTTTGGAACTTACCCCATCTTTTAGGCACCACTACTGGATACCAATACTCACTTGCAGGGAAACGGGTGGTCCAGAATGGATTGTTGGGGCAGCGACCAGGTGCCTTAGGAACAGGAAGTTCTAATCTAGGGACAGGTGGTGCGTCAATCGTGACAGCTGCACCCATTGGATTGTCATTCCAAGATTGCTTGACAACCCTTGTTCTTTCGATAAATGATGCACTTACTCTTACAGCAAGAACCATTGGATTTCCTTTTGCTAATCTCTTTCCACTTCTTTGGAATAGATCCGCAAATAGTTGATACTTACCTGCCTTAAAGAATTTAACATCAACTGATTTTCCAGTTGACACACCACCATCCTCTACTGGAGCAGTAAATCCTCTTTTATCAATTCTGGTTTCAGCGCCATCCCTATCAATGAATCTGAGAGTCACATTATCATCAACAGCGACCTCAACATCGTAGTTTCCATCTACCGGGAAATCTAAGTCATACCATCTCATGGTATGTGTGCCCGCAAAGTCATCACTCTGTGCTCCAGGTGATGTAATATCAAAAGGCAGCACACCATAACGGTTTACAAAGTCAGCATCCTTTCCTGCCTCTGGGTTGATTCTCCAAAGTTTTCTATCTGCCTTTCCAATTGATGTTAATGTATCAAAAACATCTACCTTTTTGATAGGAGAATTTGTGGCAGGTCGTCTCTCACTTCTTGGTCTGCCACCTACGTTGATTGTCTTTGTTACTCTACTTCTTTCTTTGTATTGTCTGGCATACCTGGGTGGATTATTTGGATCAAAATACTTATCATGCTCAAATTGTTGACGCTGGAATCTACTCTTACCTGAAGCATTCCATTTCTTTTCCCATTCTCTCTCCCATACCTTGCCACCCACCTCTATCTCTGTGATAGCAAGACCATCCTTAACTGGATTGTCATCTACCTTCATTCTGATAGTGATTGATCCGCCACCATCATACAACAATTTCTTACCATCATTTGAGAATCTTGCATTATTCGTGGAGTTTAAAATCTCAAATCTTGCGTTCTCATCAAAACTTCGTTCGGCATCATCATCAATTCTTACAAGAGTGTCTGATTCTCTTCTGATACCAGAACCCTTAGACATCCCTCTGTATGCAATAGGAAGTTCATCACTAGATTCATCAGCAGCAGGTTGAGTCCTTATGACCTCCTCAATAACTTGAGGTCTATTAAACAAATCAACTCTTATCTTATGAATACCTTGACCTACATGCCTTTTAGCTCTGACAGGAACTTGATGCGATCTAAACTGATTTGCTACCAAAACAGGTTGATTGTCAAGGTAAACCTCTGAGATATTATCTGCTTGTGCTCGGAATGTATATTCTCCGTCATAGGGGAAGACATCCTCAAACTCAAAAGTATATTGTATGCCTGCAAAATCACTACCAGGAACATTGGATGGAGGAACAGGTGAAATCGCATAGCGATTCATAAAACTATCATCAATGACTCTTATAGTCTTGTCACCATCAAATGCAGAACTATCTTTTAGTTCATACTCAAGGTCATACGAGTCATGACCTGGAAGTTTACGTCTATTTGATGCTGTGAATCTACCTTCCTTACACTCAACTTGCAGGTCATCATTGTCATTGGCAGACTTCAGAAAGTCGCAAAAGATAGTATTACCAGTTGCAATAGAATCCTTACCCTCTCCCTTTGCTTTTATCTCCTTTGGTTTCTTACCAAGTTTATTGACAAGTCCTTGCTCAACACCTTGTCCTCTATATGATCCTTCTGCTGTGACTTTATATTTGACGTTTGTTTTTATTTTTTTGGTGATCTTCTCAGTGCTATTTGCAGGGAAGTTATCTGCCTTAATCGTAAACTTATCACTACCATCGACTGCTGTAAAATTAAACAGCATTCCTCTACCATGCCCACCTGAAGTGAACACCTTAAATGTAACTTCTTTTACTGGAGGACTTGGAGGAGTGTTTTCTTTTACTTCACTGCCACCCCATGCAAAGTGCTGAACATTATATTTGGTTCTATCCTCTCTTCCACCACCGACAACTTTAATCGGTGGATTCTTTCTTGTACTCCAAAAAGGTTTACGATTAGCAGCTCTTAATTTTCTCTGATACTCAAGGATGATATCATTGTAATTACCCTTATCTCTACTAAAATAAGATGGGGCATCAAATTTTCCTATGAATTTACCACCTCTTCCAAACTCATCGGGTCTATCATCCTCACCAGGTAAGCAGATATCATACTCCTCAAAATCTTCAGGTTGATCAAAGATGACAGTGGTCTCAACTATAGTGTCAGTAAATGCTCTGACAACAGCGCCTGCACCTTTACCACAACTATCGCTTACTTTTGCCTGAGGTGGATACTGATACCCGTAGCCACCTTCTTGTAAAATGACGGTCATTAGAGAACCATCATTTCCAATCACTGGAGTTCCTTTAGCACCGACGCCGCCACCACCAGTAAAGTTGAGTCGAGCAGGTTTGCATGTTGCATCAAAATCAATACCACCACACTCAACACTTGATTCCGCAGTGGTATCATTAAATGAAAGTCTATTTACCTCATTAATATTCAGATATCTGACTACATCTCTGGTCTCAATAATAAATCGGGTGCCAGGATTTAACTTGGCATATTCATTTGCCTCACATCTTCCAACGCCTTGGATATATCCTCTCTCTGTAGAAATATAACCCACACGGATTTGATCCTCGTCTGCGGGTGAAAAAATATTAAAAGTGGCTTGTTCTGATAGAGCTAGGTTTAATCTATCTGCAGCCTCAGACATATTATCTACTTGATATATTGTATTTATTACGTGATTTGATCAATCACTTTTTGAATTCCATCTTCTACTGGAATATTAAATGGAACTCGCTGTGCTATTTGAGTGGTAGGTGCGTTCTCAATTTGTTTATTAATTCTATTTGCAATGTCACCAGGTGTGGATACGTTTTCTGCCTTACCACTGTTACCACCAGCACACATGCTCATCTCATCATTCACTGAGAAATCTGGTTGGAAATCGCAACCAAAAATTTCAGGTTTGACTGCGTTAAACAACATTGCAGCTGCCATATTTGTTTTGATATTGGGAATGTTTGAGAGAGCGCCCAGTAGTCCAAGACCAGAATTGACTTGCCCAACAATACCAAGAATAGATGAAACTTTCTCTTGCATATCCTTCAAGAATTCATTTGCACCAGCAAGAAGATTATTGTTATGGTCATCTATCTTGTCGTAATTATATGAAATAACATCACCAATCAAAACTTCTGCAGAACAGATAGGAACCTCAGGTACTTTTGGTTCTCCAAAAGGATCTTCTTGTTGATTATCTGCAGCATCTCTTGCCCTCTTCTCAAGGTCATCAGGTTTGATCGCATCAAGTAAGAGACCCTCAATCAAACTCGAAAGATTGGTAGACAGTTGACCAAACAAACAATTAGTCAACTCATGCATCTCCTCTTTGATTTCTGACATCAAATATCTCTCAGAAGATGGTAATGCAGAAACTGCTGCTCTCATTTCCTTATTCAGTGTTTTCTGTGCCTCCAACTGAATGGAGTTAAGAATGGGTTTCATGTGTCTTGCGATGACCCTGGATGCATCTTTAATAATCAAACGTGGGTTCTGCGAACGAAAAGTTACCGCATCAGTGTAACTTGTAATTGCATTCATATACTTATTGATTTTAGAAGTTGCCTTCTCAATATCAGTTTGTATATTTTTGATGGAGGACTGAAACTGATTCTCAGTTGTTCTGAGAGGGACTTTCTCACACGCTTTTTCTTGCCTGATAATGTCAGAGGCAGCAGTTAATTGTACACTATCAGAAGATTCTTTTGCGACATTATCTGTAGCAGGTTTTATAGAATATAGATCACCATCTTTTGCTCTGATATCTTGATTCTCAGATGTTTTTGCAGCATCAATCTCTCTAGGATCAAGGTTTACTAAACCACTGGTTGGAGTAAATCCAAAAGAACCTCTAGATAATTTTGTCTTGGCATTATTGCCAAGCACACCCATAATGACAGGGACCTGCATGTCAGATCCATCAAGAAAGAATCCAAATACAAAGTTACCATGTCTAATATTAGGCGTCTGAAATGATCCTGCCTGTCCACCACCAGCAGTGATGGGATACATGACCTGAGCCCAGGGCAATTGGTCAGAGGGAATGCTTTCCTCATCACGGTCATGCAGACCGATAATTCTTACCTTGTATCTGTATCCCCATCCTGGATTTTCGGAAGGGTCCTGGTGCTTAGATGGTAATTGATTATCTTTCCAATTTTTGTCATCAACTACCTGTCCAATCCACCACTCAAAATCCGCACCTAGGAATCCAGAGTTAAAAAGTGAAGACTTCATCAATCGTCATAAATTAAACATTCTGGTTCAGAGGGATTCTGATCGCAGAAGAGTTCCAAGTAAGTTGGATCATGATGATCTCCTGCTTCGATTTCTTTCTTATGGTGCTCTACGTATTCTTCTAGTTCATGCAGTTCGCCCTCAATGTGACGACGCATTTGTGGATTTGTTGTCGGATCTTGAAGGATCTTCTTATCTTCTTCAATATGCTTTTCGATACTGTCCATTAACCTTGCCTCTTTTTACCTGTTGAGTCTCTAACGAGAGATAGTTTTGTAAGCGTATCACTACCAGAGATGAAGTGAGTTAAATCAGTTATAATATATAGACCCGAATCCCTTGCACTAACATCGCGGGTGTCTCCTTGCTGAAGAAGAGGAACATCTAAGGTGATGGCATCTCCTGCGTGAAGTGAGAAGTCTCCCGGAATAGTGATGGATGCTGAGAATGCAAGAAACTGATTGTACCTCATTATAGATTGGTTCAATACGTTTCGCAAGTCAAAGTTTTCCTCATTTGATTTCTCTATCTGCTCTTCAACATCTCCAGTAGGAAGTGTTCCCGTGTCAAGTAGAGCATATGTTGTCCTCGTAAAGTCTTTCTTGTCACCAGTGACTCTAAATTCTTTATTCAGTTTGGGAAGTTTTTTGCCACCTAAGGTAAGTTTATCAAGTCTTTCATTTTCCTCTGCAGATTGTTCGATGACTTGATACTCACAATTAAATGGATCAAAACATACAAGTCTTGTAGAATATGCACCAAATCTAAATTTGTTTTGAGCCTGAACGAGATTATCCTTTGAATATTCTAAAGCTTTGTAATCATAATCCTCACCTCCACCGTTTGATGACTGATCAGTTACTTCATTATAAACAATTTTTTTCTTTGGTTCTTGTCCCTGCAGACTATCAATAGATTTAAAGTGATATCCTTGAGAGGTTTCATAGAAAAAGTATCCAGCAGAACTTCCTTTACTCTGCTTGGATGATACTGATTTTTTCGATAACCAATTTATGGTATATAAACTTTTTAAATTATTGCCTATAAAACTGTAGTCTCCTTGAGTGTCATCAAAATCGCTAACATCCTTTTGAGTGGCAAGACCCTCTGGTAATTGATCTGTCAATATCTTTTTAACATTATCAGATATTGGACCATCATATCTCTGTCTTAATCTAATTTTTTCATTCAGAATAAATTCTTTTGATACAAGTGACAGACCCACGACTCCCTTTCTTGTATCATCATACACGGGATTCACTGAATTAACATATAATTCTAACTTAGGACTAGCGCCAATTTTAACACCAGAGTTGTCAGTGAATTTGATTGTTACTTTTTCTGTGCCAACAATTGGCAATCCCTCAAGGACATTTTTTCCGATGTTTTCTACGTTTCCTGTATCAACATAAGACAAATCAGCTTTGACAGTATCTTCCAAAATACTCTCATGGTAATAGAAAGATGCAAGACCTTTTCCCGCAAGTTCTACTGACTTTGAGGGATCTTCATTTGAAACTATGGATATCGTTTCTATACTTGCTGGTAATGCGTCTCTTGAAGTTTTTTCCATTTTAATTATATCCCCGTTCTATTTACGATAGTTTATACATTAATGATCTGCCGGGATCAATTAATGCAACCTGATTTGATGAACCACCACTTGGCATAGAGAGGGATGGAGGACTGCTAGAGTTGATTTCATTCCTACTAATTATAAACGTATTTGTTCCCAGTGGATTTTCATAAGAGGTAAAGTTTCTTAAATTATTGTATGCTGCGAGTAAATCTTTACCTTTATTAAAATTGAAACTTTGTAAGTTTTTTTCAAGTGCTTTTCTTTGTTTTTTAGTCAATCCTTCTGCATCTTGGTTCAGAAAATCTGAGTCAAATGGAACGTCCTCACCTAGTCCCGGTTGTTGACTTGGATCATCTGCATATGGGATGTCTTTAGGTGGTGTGCCATGAAGTGATGGATCAAATGATGGATTTGGAGTTGTAGGTTTTGGTAGAAGGTCGGGGTCAACACCACCAGTCAACATTTCTCTCTCTTCTTCAGTCAATGCCTCATTTCTCACAGTTGGAGTTTGTCCAGTGAAGAAGAAATCATAAAGTGCCTCACCAGCCATTGCACCAACAGTTCCTCCAATTGCACCAAGGATAATGTTTCCTATACCAGGTAGTGCAGATCCAATTGCAGTTGCCACAGCGCCAACAAGACCTGCCCCTATAGCAGAAAATGCTGCCCTACCAACTGGATCACCTGCTAAGTATGCCAATGCAAAATCAAGTAGACCGAAGAGGATAGGAATTTTAAGAGGCACTTTTCTTAATGCACCTCTAGCTGCTCTAAAAATACCTTTAGTAGATTGTAGTCCTGCCTTTGCGGTTTCCTCAACTCCTTCAACAACACTTCTTCCAACACTACCTATTGGACGTGCCAGTCCTCCAGCAACATCTCTAACTTTTTTAGCAGCATCCTTAGCAGAATCTATTCCAGTTAAAACTTTATCTGTTAAAGGTTCAAGTTTTCTTTTAATACCACCAAATTTATCAGGTCTAACCATATTAAGTATCCTTTCATTATTAATTCTATTTCTTACATAATCTCTAAGCTCAAAGACATCCATTTTGTCCAAAAATTTATATTTTCCTCTTAATCTACCAAGAATATTTCTTTTTCTTGGATTATCCTTAAGATCAAGTAGTCTATTATATTCTCTTTGAAATTTTCTTTCCTCAGATCTAAACACAGCACCCTGTCCAATCGGATATCTTCTAATATCCTCTGCGGCATTTAAGATTTCTTTATTTCTCATTTTACGGAAGAAATCAAAATCATCTTCATCAATGAGACCTTTTTTATAAGCTTCATAGAGAGCTTTTCTAAAGGTTGGAACACTGCCACCCTCATTAATTACTCTATTCATCAAATAGTCAACTCTTTGATTACGAGGCAATCTTTTAAATGCCTCCTTAGTAAACATTTTATTTAAATCTGCACCACTAGGACCTTTGGTCCCTCCTGATCCGGGTCCAGTAGCAGTGGTTGTTCCGCCGCCGCTGCGACCACCACCTCCACCAGTACGTGTCCCACCGTCTCCACCAGCAACTACTCTTTCTCTTTCTAGTTTCTCAAGCAATTCCTGTTGTCTTTGCCTAGGAGATTTTCCAATCCCCATAATTTCTTCCATGTTTATTCTAACTCTTCTGCCCCTAACCCTTGTAGGGATTGATTGCTCAACAGTTTTCTCAAGAACTTTTGAGGGAACTCTAACTCCTGCCCGCGATAAAAGTCTGAGAAGTGCTCTCCCTTTTCCTCTTGTTAATACACCTAGACCAACAGCAC